GCGGTGAGGGGTGATGTGCTTGGAGTGAACGCAGAGGTATAAACGGCAGTGCCTTTGACAAGGCGCAGATTGGAGATATAACCTGTAACAAAATTTACAAAATTCCCACTTGTGTATCCCAAACACCCAATCGTAACTACTTGAGCATTATCTTCAAGCGTTATTGAAGATGTTACTGTCGCCTCCAGATTGCCGTTCAAAAACAATCTAAATGTGTTTCCGTCCCTTGTCGCCGCAATATGGTTCCAAGTATTCAGTTGAACATCTGTTGTTCCACTAGAGTCTATATCCCAACCTGCTGTTCCAGGGCCAGAGTCAAAAAGCATCTGTGCTTTATTTGCGCTTGAAACAGCAATGGCAAACGATCCTTCGCCACCTGCGGTAGACCTACTGCTCTTGGCGGTGATGACCCTCGCAGTCCCGGCTCCGGCGGTCATGTAAATCCATGCCTCTATCGTGAATGCGCCAGAACCAAACTCAAAAGCAGCATTGTCGGCAACTGTTAGATAGTCCCCCGTCCCGTCAAAGAAGTTCGACCAGTTATCCCCATACGGGCTGAACACACCCTGCGTGGTGTTGCCGTTGCGGGTGATCGTGAAGTTGTTGGTGCTGCTGTCAAGGAAGGTGTTGTTCTGCGCCCCGTTGGTGCCGTTGCCTGTCAGCAACAACGTGACATAGTTGAAAAACGAGTCTTTGGCTGCGCCAAACGTAGCCAGCAATGCTTGTACAACGCCGCTCATGTCAGACCAGCTCCAGAAATGACCCAAGCCGTGCTCGTGATCTTCACCGCTGTAGCCACACCGTACTGAGCTAAGGTGCGGCTACCCGTCGTACCAGCGCCTGCCAAGTACATAGTGTCCGTGGTGACAGCAATCGTCGTGGCGTTGGCCGAGAGATTGATGAAGGTGATCGTCGTGCCCACCGTAAAAGCCACGTTGGAGTTGGCCGGAATGGTGACGGTGTTGGCCGCTTGACCTAGCGGGTGGTAAATGTGCTTACCGGCGTCACCCAAAACAACGTTGTAGTTGCCGTTCTGGCTGTTTTGCGGGATACCCACATAGCCTGCAACGCTGGCGCTGTCACTGGTGACGTTGGCAACAGAAGCATTGGACAGAGTTGCCGTAATCGTGCCGCTGCTAACGGTCACGTTGGCAAACGTCATGTTGTTGAGCGTGGTAACTGTGTTGCCCAACTGGATAGCGGTATTGCCCAGCGTGATCGTGGTAGCAAAGTTTTGGTCAAGCTGCGACAGCGGGATAGCACTTGTCGCGCCTGCGAAGGTGTACGGGACGGCCATGTCAGAACCTCACTCTGAGTTCGTGTTCAAGTTCAAAAGTGTTGACGGTGAATCCTGCTGCGTTACTCGTCAACGTCAGGCCCAGATACTTGCCGTATTGTTGGGCATCTGACTTGTAAAGGAAATAGCCAGACGACAGCAACCAACCAATGATCTGACTGGAATTGTTGATCCAGGGAATGACTTGGTTTTGGTCGTTGATCCACTGCACATTGCTGTTCTGCAATGTGTATGTCGGGCTTGATCCGGTTTCGCTGTCTACCGTGATGTTGAAGGTAGACGCCGTGGCAATGGTTGCCTCCACGCCAAACTTCAACGCCTGCTTGGTGCGGATGGGATCACCCAACGGCATCAGCGCAGTCTTGATGATGGTGTCGATAGGCGCTGTACTGTCACCGTAGAGCTGGTACAGGTCTTTGTTAGCCACGCCGTAGAGGCGAATCGTGCCCTCTACCGGCACAGAAGCTACATAGTTGATGCTGCCCTGGCTGGTGATAAACCACTTCTTGTCAAAAAACACGGCTTGAACCTGCCGTGCAGGCTCACCAGGCTCTAAATATGTGAAGTTGAACGCTGCGCACAGGATGTTATTGACCAGTACCTGCCCGCCAGTGATTGGCTGCGAGAAGTCAATGTTGGGAAAGATGCCGTCTAGTGAGTCCGACAGCTTACTCGTGGTCGAGCCCACCAGTGCGTACATGCCGTAGTCGTTCATGAAGAGCAGACTGCGGAAGTACGGGAAAATGGCGTCGGTGCGTCCGGTGCCAATACTGGCGCTAACGTTCGTGTTGGTGAATAGCGTAGTGCCCTCTTGGGTCACCCGCAGGTCAGAAATGATGTTGATGCTTGTTTCGCCAAAGATGTACAAGAAGTTGTTGGCAGAAACGATAGCCTTGATGTTGCCGCGCAGAGTCGAATCGCTTAGTGTGAGTGATCCTGCCGACACAGAAGTAAAGTCGGTGGCGCTGTCAGCAGCCGAGTAATACAGGGTTCTTCCTGACGCAACCCATACTCGCCCCCCGAAGGTCGCTACGTCTTGCACGTCGTCCGTGTTGACGATAGCCTTAGCCGCAGCGTTGCTGCCACCACCGCCCGTGATCGTAACCACCACGTTAGAAGAGGCTGTGTAGCCCTCTCCTGGGTTGGTCATGATGATCTGGTTAATGGTGTTGCCACTGACGATGGCGGTGGCGTTAGCCTGTGTGGTGAAGCCGGTGCTGTTACCGATAGTCACTACCACGTTTGCCGCATTGCTGTATCCGCTGCCGCCATTGGTGACGATGACAGACACCGTCCCTTTCTTAAACGTGGTGAGCTGGGCAATAGCGGTAGCATTGGTGCCCCCGGCTGGCGCAGCCTGAATCGTGACGGTAGGGGGCGACGTGTAGCCAGAACCAGCTTCTGTGAGGAAGATGCTCGTGAGTTGGCCTGTGCTAATGGTGGCAACTGCGTTTGCGCTAGAGCCGCCACCTCCGGTGATTGTGACCGTCGGCGTCTTGATATAGCCACTGCCGGTTTCCGTCACCGTGACCGACACGACGTTGCCACTGTTGATCGTGGCGACAGCCTTGGCGGTGATGCTGCCAGGGATGTCTGGAGCGGAAACGGTAACAAGTGGCACCGTGGTGTAGCCAGTACCAGGCGTGTCTACCGTGATTGCTCTTACGCCACCGGCTGCGGTAGAAATGGTTGCTTCTGCTAAAGCTTGCGTGCCATTGGCCTCGTTGGGCGCGGAGATCGTGACCACCGGAGGCTGCGTGTAGCCTGCGCCGGGGTTGGTAATGCCAATAAAGCCGACGGAATTGCCGCTGATGAGGTCAGTGCCGTTCCAAGTGAACAAGCCTTTGGTGGGGTCGCCGATAACGACTAGCTCGTTCTTGAACTGAGCGCTGTTGACATCGCCGCCGGAAAAGGTGCCCGCAACGGCAATGTTGCCCTTTGTGTCTGTGGTCAGGTCAAAGTATTGACCGCCACCTGCATCGTCAAAGACTAGGATGTAGTCATTGAGCTTGATGTTGGCAGAAGTGATGTGCGTGGTCGTATTGGCAAAAGAAACGGCCGTGTTGCCGCTGTCCAGAACTGCCTTTTGCGCCGGAACGATTTTGATGTTGCCAAACCCGATGGGCATGGCATTCTCAATCCACGCAAATTCCTTGGAGTCAATCGCAGTGCGGTTAGCCTTGGTGTTGATACCAAGGAACTCTTTGATGACAGCGTATGACTTCTTCTGTTCAGCCGCTGCCATGACTTAAATCTGCGAATACGGGTTGGGAATGCGTCGGGTGTACACGGAGTTGAGCACTCCCTGCACATCCTTGAGGTATTGTTGTTTGAAGATTTCTGCCTCTCCGTAGCTCTGTTCCTTGTACTTGGCCTTGTAGGCCGCGTAAAACTGGACAGGATTCGTGTACGGAGCCTTGATCTCGTCCACCGCGTTAGGCGTGGACAGGCTTAAAGGCGAAGGCAGCATGACCGTATCGACCTCAATCGTGTAAGACTGGTCGGGTACGGGTGAAATGTACAGGGATTTTTGGCCGTAGGTGGCAAAGCACACTGGCCTGCCCACGTAGTTCTGCCAGTAACGCAGCTGTGCGTTGAACTCCGACCAGGACAAATACCGCAGCGGAATGCGTGAGTTGCCCCAGTACAGCGTGACGTTGAGGACATCTAGCGTATTGTCGCCTTGAGGCAGCGCCGAATACGGGATGACTTCAGCGTTGGCCACATACTGCAACGACGCCGTACCATCCGTAAACGGAGTACTGGGCGGGAACACGTTGTTGCCCGATGGGTAGGGTGGGGCAGAGGTGCCCAGCACGCCACCAGACATGACTTCGTAGATGAAGACATTGGAAAACAGGTAGTCGCCGGTGTTAACCGTCGCGCCTGCCGTCCAAATAGTGGCCGCTGTGCCGTTAGGGGCTAGAGGCGTGTAGGAAATCTGGAGGTTGCGCAGACATCCGGTGTCGCGGACAACCTCTTCCCGAGCCTCATTGATGTAGTCAGTTAGCTCTGACTCAGACCAAAAGACGCTGTTTGCATCGTGCAAGAGCCTTTGCACTTCCAAGAGATAGGAAGATAGCGTTGCCATTTAGCGTCCATGTCAAGCAGCCCTGGGATTGGATTTTCCCCCTGCACGCTTTTCAACGTGCAGAGGTACTACCCCAACCGCCGAGGGTAACGAGCGGCCTTTGCTTGGAGGCTCAGCCGAGATGGTGATCTTGGCTAGCCTCTCCAATCCTTTGTCGTATTCGGTGTTAAGCCGTACCCAACCCAAACGGATTAGGTACGGCATCTTGTCGTCGTCGCCGTAACCGAAGATGTGCCGCGCAGCCGCTAGCGGTAGCGAGGTTGTTTCACCCTTCTTAAACTGGTAATCGACGGCGCAGAACTCCGCAGTAAAGTCCTGCTCGTCGTTGTTCGTTACGTAGACGATTTCGCTCACAGAGTCACCACGTCGCCGAAGACCGTGATGTCGCAGGTGCCGCCCGACACAGCCGTGTTGACCTTCACATACAAAGCACCTGCGCTGTACACGGCAGTAGCCGTGCCAGCCGCAAGGTCTAAGTCTTGATAGGTCGAGGTGCTGGTGACGTTGGACAAGGTAGTTGCTGCAGCAATGGCATTGGAAGCGTTCCCATCATTACTGGTGAGAACGCTCACATTGCCGGTAGCAATACTCTTGTTGGCGTTTGCGACAACAACACGGCGAACGATGTAGCTCGTGCCACCACCCATGAAGATCGTTGCCACGGCATTACCCGTGGCGCTGATGTCCACGGTGGCTTGCTTGCCAATGCCAAAGCTGCCGAATCGGTCAGGGTAAAGTGCACCTACATGATTCGCGTTCATTGCCTACTCCTTAAGCGTAGGTGCTCGACACAGCTTGACCGCCGTCCACAGTGACCAGGGTCACGGTGGTGTTGGTCGAAGCAGCATTGACGAACACGTTGATGCCGTCAGAGATCAGCACGCCACCCGTGTTGTTCGCCATCAGCGTCACGATAGCAGAACCGTTGTTAGCGGTCACCGTCACGTTGGCCGTGGGGAACATCAGGTACGTACCGGCGGGCACCGCCACACCAGCCGTGGTGGCGGTGACGGTAGTGGTTTGCCAGTAGGCGCCAGCCGAGTTGGTCAGTGCGCCTGCAACGAGGATTTTGTTAAGTCCGAGTGCCATGACGAGTTCTCCTTACAGAGTGAGGTAGTTGTAACCCGTCACCTTGGACATCGCCTTGGGTTTGACGTTGACCAGTTCGGCAATCATCAGCACCGCGCCGACGTAACCAATCTGCCAGTTCGGCAGGGTGGACTCAAAGCCCGTGAACACGAACGAACCCTGCTCATGGATATAGAGCGACAGGTAGTTGGTATTCAGGAAGTACACCGTGCCCTCGGGGCAGTACGGATCGGGATAGATGGGAACGCCAGCAACCATCAGGGCGCGGAACGCAGCCTGCGGCCCGTTGGGGTCGCCGTCAAAGCCCGAGCCGGGGGTGATGACATACTGCTCTTGGCCCACGAAGTCCTGAGCCAGCAGCGTCCAAGTGCCGAAGCCGCAGACACCGAAGCTAGGCATCTCAGCGCCGTTCTTCACGGTACCGGAGATGTACTGCAGGATGTTCTGACGGGTCGGGTTAACCGATCCAGCAGCATACTGCTTGGACTTCCACCAGGTGTAGCTATTACGGTCAATGTTGCCGTAGGTGCCGGAATCGGCAACTGCGAGCGGCAGGCCCGTGAACTGCTGCGTGTTGGTGGTGTTGTTGTACAGCGAGGTGGCCATTGCGTCCATCATCACATTAGTCGCATCGTTCATGCGAGCTTCGATCAGAGGGATCACAGCAGCGTCTTGCTGGACAGCGCCTTCCATGCCGAGGAACGGCACAGGCGAGATCATGAGCTTGAGGTTGAACTCAGCGTTGTAAGCGCCCTGCTGGACAGACGGTTGAGCGAACGAGCCGCTGTAGTCTGACCACTGAGCATTCACAAACTGAGCGCCCTGCACGGGCACAACCACGGAAGACACACCGCCAGAGGCTTGCTGACTGTTAGCAATCAGAGCCGCCATGAGCGGAGTGGAGTTGTACAGTTGTACAACCATCTTGGGAATAAACGCCCTCCGCGTGACATAAGTCAACTCGGTAAGTTGACTAGAGCCTGCTGCCGGAAGGATGCCGCCACCAATAGCCATATGGCCTCCTTACTAGAAAAAGATACCCTCTTTACAGGCCGATGGGCCGCGACGGTTTGCGCAGCTCATTCAAAGCCTTGACCGCTTCTTCGCGGGCTGCAGTTGCCGGGTTCTTCCAGTAACGCCCAAGGTCAAATTGCTTGACTGCATTGGGGTTGTAGCCAGAAGAAGTTGGCGTTGCAGCCTGCTTCATCCACTTGTGGTACTCAGCAGCCGTCTCGTGGTTGGTAATACCGCGCTCCAGCATGAGTTTCTCCACAGCCTTGATGTCGTCCTTGGACTCAATAAGACCCTTTTCCATCAGCGCCTGACGACGCTTCTCCAGAGTCTCCATTGCTTCCTTCTCGCGCAGGCGAGCCTCCAGTTGCTGCACGCGCTGATCAGCCTGCGACACCGCTTTGTGGACGGTTTGCTCAAGCTCAAGCTCAGGAATCGGAAGGTCGGGTTTAACCTTCTTGGTCATGCGCAAGAACTCTTTGCGAGTCTCAGGATTCTCAGCGAGTTGCTGCGCCAGAGCGGCCAGCTCATCACGAGCGGAAGGATCAAGGTTCTCAAGTGACATGGCTTTACCCTCTTATCTAAGAAATTAGATAACTTTTTTGCCGTCACCCGGCTTCTGCACAGCCATCGCGTTCTTCTTGTACTTGGCTGCGCCATCAAGGCCACCAAACTGAGAATAACGCGGGGTGTTGACCATTTGGCCGTTCTGCTGGTTGTTGTCCGTCGGACGACGGGGTGCAGCAGCGCCACGAGGCTTGAACAAATCCATGAATCGCTCCTTAGAGTCGGGGTTGTAGTGCGCCCATCATGGGTGCACCGGGGATAGGCGCTTGTGCCATCGCACGGCCTTCAGGCGTTGCGCCACCGGCCTGAGGCAGAGTTTGCAGAAGCTGCATGATTTCGGCTTGCTGCAGCTCATTAACGGACGATTTACGCCCGCCAAGCATTTTGTTGAGCTTGGAGATGACGTCCATCACCACTTTACCCTCTTCAGAGGCAGCTCCGAAGGCAGGAATGGACTGCTCTAGCATGTCAATGACGATGCCAATATTGACCAATGCCCCTTCCTTATTGCCCATTTTGGGCTCAGGAGTGGACATCGGAGAGCCCATCGGAGGAGTTTCCTCGTCGGACATCTCCTCTTTTTCTTCGACTTCGACCTCAATTTTGGGCATGGCGGCACCTGCAGACCGCTGGCCGCGCATGAGTTCCATCAATTTGTCGGCAGGAACGCTCATGGTCACCTCTTTGGGCGCGTTTGTAAGTGTTTACTATCGCCTTGTCAATATCTCAACGCCGAGTTGGGCGGTTGTAGCGCCCAGAATAGCTCTTAATGTTGGTCTGGCGATACTGCATCGTTGGCGCTTTTTCCTCTGAACGCAGTTGTTCGGTGGTGTAGCGCGGTTGATCAGCACTGGGCTGCTGCACGCCTGAGGACGGGCTTCCGTTGTTTTGCATGGCTGCTCCTTACTGGATGAGCGGCAACTCTGGTGACAGACCGCCACCAGCCTCTTGCGGCGGTTGCGGAATGTTCTCGGGAGGCTTTTGTTGCGCGGCTGCGGCCTGAGCCTGCATGGCCGCTTCTTTCTCTTCCATGATCTTGAGCCGCTCCTTGAGCTGCTGCTTCATGGGCGGGTCGGTCAGGTCGAGTAGCGATTCCTTGTCGATGACCTTGGCGTTGTACAGCGAGAAGGCCATCTGCCGCATGTCTTCCATGAAGATCGGCGAGTTGGAGTGGGCATCCACTTTCACCATGTAGTCGCTGGTGAACTGCCGCGCGGTGAAGGGGATGTTGTGTGTGTCGCGGTAGTGCGTGGGGCTGTAAATCTGCATGGCCTTGAGGTACAGCGTGGCCATCTTCTCCAACGCATCTTCGATGATGAGGGCGCGCTTCTTGGCGCGGCTAGAACCCAGGCGTGCAAGTTGAGAAGCATGGCCCGAAGAGCGAACCCCAGCTTCTCCCCGGCCTTGAAGAACGGACACGATTCCCGACGCCTCTTCAAACATCAGGTCGATCTCTCCGATTTCTCTGAACAGGTCGTTAGGGATGTTCGGAGCCAGCTTCTCAACCTTTGCGTTGGGCATGTCGGTGGACAGCAAACCTCCAGCGCGGTTGAGCGCGAAGTTCTTTTCGTCCAAGATGCCAGTGAATCCAATGAGCGCCGTAGGCGGCGAGACTTGCTTGGATAGCAGGTCAAGAATCTCAGCCATGCGCTTGTTGCGCAGCTCTTGCAGATAGACCAGGCGCGAGACTTCTGACTGGCCCCAGAAGTAGTCGTAGAGCGGGTTGGGGCAAATCTGCACGAATGGCAGCTCGCCCTTCATCCATAGCATTTCGCCAGGACGGTCATAGATGATGACGTCAGGGTCAGCCTTGGTGACAACCTGGTAGTCCTTGATGTCGTCGTTGTAGACCCAGAGTTCGACCATGCGAACCGTGTCTTCCGAGACTTGGGCTTTGTAACGCTCGTTGCCGCTAAGGTCGAGGTTGACGTTGCCGTAGATCGTCGGGTTGGTCTGCGACATCAGGATGCGCTCGACACCCTCGGGGCTGTCGGTACGCTGATGCTCTGCGGCGTTAACCCGCTTGACGATCTCGTCTCGGTGGGGATGGCTATACAGGCGCGAGTACAACTCACTCTTGGTGATGTAGTACTCCTGCACAATGGCCTCTTGCTGCGCCAGGCCGGGGATGTCTTCGCGCAGCACGCCGATGCAGTTGGGCTCGACGATGTAGGGATGGATGCCCTTGTTGATGACGAGCTTGATGAAGGTGGTGTTGTAGCACATAGCCCATGCCACGGCTTGGCCGAATACCTGGTCTGCGTTGGAGTTAGACCACTCGTCGTTGAGGGCGCGGGTGAGCACTGGAATCTTGGAGTGCTCAGCGTCTGGAACCGACGCGCCGGTCACAATGGAAAAGCGCGTCGTTTCGGCAGAGTACAGAAAGCTGGTGAGCTGGTCGATGTGCGGCTGAATCTTGTTGTAGATCGCCGGGGCGTCGTCCAGCCCGTTGCCGAAGAGATACCAACTGCGAAGTCCCAGATAGTCAGCCTTGCGCTGATTCATGGAGACTTCGCACTTTTCGATCAAGTCTAGATAGAACTGTTCTCGCTCCAGAGCGTCAGTCGGGATTCTCATGACTTGTCAACTTGCAGGTTATCTGGATCAGCAATGTAACTCGCCGCCCTCGGCCCCGTCAAATTGCCAGTCTGCTTAGGGTGAATACTTACTTGTTCGCCAGCAACCGACTTGAACTGGCCTCCCAGCACGGAGTTCATAGAAATACTCCCGCCGCCGCCCCAAATCACGCTGTCGCCAGGTCGGGGCTCACGCGGCTGCTGTTGAGCAGCGGCTTGCATGGCCGCACCGGCCTCTTCAAACTCTTTGTCGCTAAGTTTGTTGTTGCGCTTGAGGTATCCGGTCTGGTGTTCGCCTTCTCGGGTGCTCTTGATGTCAGTCATGCCGAAATCTTGAGCCAGACCCTCCAAAGTCTTGTCTGTGGACTTGGTTTTGTCTGACTTAATGCTCACGGGTTGCAGGAAAACCTTGGAAATCTCGCCTTTGCAGATTTTCATGGGGCATTTGGCTTCCCAAGCCTCAAAAATGCCGTGTTCGGAGCAGAAATAGTCGTGAAGAACAGCCATGTTTACCCTCTGAGTGCTTCGTCAAGGTCAAGTTCGCTGTAATCGTGCCGGTTGACCAGTCCGACACGCAGCTTGATGCCATCGGGCGTGACTTTGAGGCCCGTGGAACGGTAAATCGGGGGCTGCGGAGTCTTGCGATACTCCACAAAGCGTGTGTTGTCGCGGTTTTTCATCACGCGCACGTTCCCAGCCCGCCATTCTTGGTAGCCCTTGCTCACTCGGCGCTGAACGTACTCGGTCAGGGGCTCGGATTCGTGCAAAAACACATCGTATAGGTGCTTTTCGTTGACTCCGCACAGCTCACCAAACAGTTTGATGCTGATTCCACGGTCTTGATCAGCAAAAAACCGCTTGATGATGCGTTTTAGCTCTGTTTTTGTTAGGACTGGCTGCATTTTTTGCCCCAAAAATAGAGGTCATAAGACTGCTCGTTGACCCCAAATTCGTGCTCTGGGAACCACTTTTTAAGGTCAAAAGCGTCGGAAAAGTCCTGTTCCGTGAGGTTTTTGTAGTAGTCGTTGGTAAACGGAGCGTCATATGGGGCGCTTTTGGTCGTTCCATGCTCGGCTCTGCCTGTGGTGGCGCAGGAAAACACGACCAGACCGCCTGGTTTGACCAGATCGATCATGCGTTGGAAGGTCAACTGCCAGTGTTTGTCGTGTTCAAAGCACTCGCAGGAGATGGCCACGTCAAACTTGTTGTTGGTAAATGGCAGTTTGTGGCCTCGACACACGATGTCCACGCCGGGGCCGGGGCCGAGATCGCAGCCAACGTAAAAAACTGGCTGCTCAAAGAACTGCCGCACGCTGCCGTTGATGTTGAGCGAGCCTACCTCGACCACGCGACTTGCGCGGAAGTGCTCTGGAAAACGTTGGGCAACGCTGCCCACAAACTTCATTTGCTCAGGATGGCTCATAGAACTCCATCGTGTATCCGTTGTCTTGCATCCAGTTCAAAAAGTCAATCTCTCGGTAGTAAGTGCTAACTTCCGAGAGTGGCTTAGTGATCTTTATGTGGTTCCCCGGCATGAGTTGGCGGCTGGGGCCGTGATGCCCGAGAAGCAGCGAGAAGTCAAGGTCGTCGTGGAAGACTGGCCCAGCGTATTCCATGCTGAATTCGCGGGCAACTTCCAGCGGGGCAAACTTCATGCCCATCTTTTCAAGTTTGGGGCGCAGAAAGGTGCAGAGTTGCACGTCTTCGTTGCACA